ACCATTTACATACTTTTTTAAAGCATTTACACAAGGTTCTTGATAATTTCGTAAGATTATATTAGATTTTATATCTGCTTTTTTTGTAGTAGTGTAATCAACATAATCTTCTTTATTAGGATGTATCTCCCATATATCATCGAAACAACCTATAGGCAAGTATATGTTATCTTGATAATAATCATATAAACTTATTGTCTTAGGTGTTTTACCAGTCCAGAATCCCATACGTTGTTTCTTAATATAATCAGGATTGCTAAAAGTAAGTTCTTTTTTACAATAATCTAATATTTCTTTAGTTGGATCTTGTATCTCGATAATATTAGTTAATGTTATCTTCATAATTACTCACTTATCTTTTTATCTTTTTTAGTTAAAATTCCATATCTATTTAAGATATCGATTTGGTAATCTAAGTTATCCGATAATGATAATTGAGCTTTTACTTCTTTATACTTTTCTTCGATTTTGGCAAGTTCTTTGTTTCTTTCAGTAATATATTTTTCAACAAATTCATCTCTTAGTTTTTCACGATCTATTCTATACTTGTAAACATTACTAGGTGCATTTTCTTCTAGAATGAATTGTTCACTAACTTTATCTAGTCTATATAAATCTTCTAAATCATTGTTGAATTTTTCAACCAATTCATTAAAACTTTCTACAACACTGTATTGTGTTTTATCAAATTCTTCCTCTAACTTATCATATTTATCAATAACTTTGTTTCTTTTCTTTTCATACCATAATTCTAAAACTTCATTTCTCATCTCATTTTCCTCCTCATTTTTCCATATACCTTTAGCATATCTTTCATATAATTCATAATTAAATGATCTTAATTCTCCTAAATCTATAGAGATGTTTTCTGCTTTCACTATCTCACCTCCAAACTTGCTTTAAAGCAGTCTTTTTCTATATCTAAGTATCCTTGCTTTTCAAATACTTCTTTTGATCTTAGCCATGTAGTCCAGTAATAACCTAATTCATCACTCTTTATCATTATGTAAATATTACAATTATACTTACTAACAAAGTTATCAATTTCATCTCTTTTCTTATAAATTCCACAACCTTTATAATATAACTTTGTACCTGTGATATGCTTTGCTTCAATGAATAAACAACTTCCACCACGAGCAATAATTATATCACATATAGTACCTCCAAACTCTGTTGGAAATTTATAAGTCCAATATCCTTTGTCTGCATAATATTGTAATATTTCTTTTTCAAAAGACTTTCCTACTTGTTGTTGCTTTAGTCCCATTAATAAACTCTAACCTTTCCAACAAGTTGTAATCTCTTACTATATCTAACTTTAGTTAAAAACTTATTCATTAGATATGGACTTTCGAAGTATTTTTCAAAGACATAATCTTTTTCTAAATTTTTTAGATAACATTTCCACATAATTAATTCCCTCTTTCCTTTAAAACCATTTTATTGTATTCATCCATAACTTCATAGCTAATACCTAAATGATTATGTATTCTACTTTTAGTTTTTTGACTTAATGGCGTAAATTCATAATCTGGATTAAAAAATCTTATAAATGTTAAATAATTCACACCACATTCAAATGCTAATTGTCTTTTAGAACATTCTCTATCATTTAGAGCCTTAGTCATTTCTTGATAAAATCTACTATTTATCATTGTTAACCTCCTCTCGTAATAATAATATATCATAATATAATATAATTGTCAACACTAAATTTTGTCTTTTTGACATAATTTACATTGTTATGATATAATAAATATGTGTTTGGTTGATTTCTTTCAATCTACACAAATTATCTCATTTATTCCCACTTCGGTGGGAATTTTTTTTATTCATCAAGATTTATGAATATCATTGTGGATCTATCTTTTTGAAACACCTTGTCGACTTTATATTTAACAGTTTTTTCAGGAAATGGTTCTTCTAAGATAGTTTCATTAAAGTGATTGGCTAAACAAAGAACTTCATCATAATCCAACCTAGTCTTATAATAAATATTATTTATATAAGAGAATAATTGATTATCTCTATCACCTTTTTCTACAACCTTAGGTTTTTCATATGGTTGTTTTTTTGTATCAGATTTTAGGTTTGCATTTTCAAGTATAAATTCTTTTAAAAATTTAGGAATATTAGCTATATCACAATGTTCTATAAATGCATATTCAACATTATTTATAGTACTTGGTTCTACAACAATATAACCATCCGTACGAATATCTATTCCTTTATAATTTTCAAAAACATTTGATCCATTTGATACATTTTTAAGTTCATTATCAGACTTATAAATAATATGCATACCACCACTTGGTGTTGATTGTTTTAATGTATCTAATTCTAACACACCCGTATCAAATGGTAAATCACTATAAGAATTTAATAATTTATTAAAGTTTTCCACACCATCTTTTTCAGGATCATGCCTATCTAAATCTAATATAAATAAATTATTCTGTGTTGCGGGAAGACCCCAGTTACAATTAGGACAACTATTGTACCAATAAAGAACTTGAAAGTAATTACAACTACAATCTTCTTGCCATTTTTCTATCATTGGTGTTTTACCATTTGGAACTATTGGAAATATTTTAAGACCTTTATCTATGTAGTTTTCTTTAATAAATTCCCACTTATTCATACAATCACTTCCTTTTTGGTTTCTTATCAATATATTCTATCACTTTATCAAGTTTTGAATCGATACTAAGTAATAAAAGTTCTATAGACACAAGTAATAGCATAAAACCTATAATTATTATCATTATTTATCACTCCTTATACTATAGATTCTAAATCATCTTCTAATTCTTGTTGATATTCTTCTGAATTTAGATATTCTATTTTTTCATCAATTTCTCCCATAACACTATTAATGTTATCATGTTTTCTTATATATGTTTCTTTTAAAGATTCAAATTTATCTTTTTGTCCAGTTGCTTTATAAAATATCATATAAACATCAAATAATAAATCATGATTATATGCATTAACCACATTACAAGTATAATTAAAACTATGTTTACCAACATAATAACTAACATATGCATCTCTAACTTCATCGAGATAAATACCATTACTATCTAAATAATCATTTGCTTTTTCTTCTAGATTATTATTGTGTTCTATTTCTAAATTTTTTGCTCTTTTATAATCTTCTGTTTCTCTTGTAAAATCTTCTTCTACTCTTCTTATTAATCTATCCATAGCACCCATTATTTGTCTTTTAAGAACAGATATAGTACCATTTCCTAAGTTATACCAAATAGTTTCTTCTTTACGCTCTACACTATTTTTATCTGAATATTTTAAGATAATATCAAATGCTAATTCTTTATTTGCAGTCTGTATAGAATATAGTCTTATTGAAAAAGTCATATCTTTATATACAAACAAAGTCCATTCTTTATTCCATAATTGTGGATCAAGATAGTTTTTTATTATAAAACTATAATCAACTTCATAAACTTTAATAGCTAATTCATTTTTCATAATCTAACCTCTTTTCTTATACTTTCTTGTATTTATACCATGTCTAGCTTTATAATGACTAAGATAACTAGCTGTTATACCAAATAATTTTGCAATGTCATTATTTTTCATACCTTTTGCAAGACACTCTTCAACTTTTTCAGGTGTTATTTTTTCATCAACTTTTACAGTTATTGTTTTTTGATTTGATTTATCACCTTTTTTAAGATTTTTAATATCATCTTCACTCAAAACCCTATACTTATAATCTTCATGTAAATATTTTATTGCGTATTTTATGGCTTTTCTAAATTCATCTCTATCATGTTGTGCAGACCATATTAATTTATTTTTATTTTCATTGTAACATTTAATAATTTCAAATACTCTTGAATAATCACTTCTTATTAATCTAGCTTGTTGTATTTTCTTACCAATATTTATAAATTCAATGTCAGTATTTGTAGAATCTTCAAGTTTATGATAGTAATCACTTAATTCCCAATCTATTTTTTGTTGATTACTAGGATTCTCTTTAATCATTTCTTGAAGCTCATTGTATATGTTATCTAAATCATCAAACTTTTGTAACATTGATTCTAACTTTCCTAAAAATATACTTTCTTTACTATTATTTTCCATTATCTCATTTACCCTCTTTCTTATAATCCATAAACATAATGTTCTTTTTCTCTATCGAAATATTCGAAATCTTTGTCAAACTCTTGATTATCATTGCATTCTTCACACATATCTAGTACACAGATAACTTTTCCACAAATATCACACCTATGACAATACTGTTCTGAAAAATCTTCTAATGTACATAAATCAACAAATTCTCTTCTATGTTTTATATAACTTTCAACAACATAACATAAATCTTTTTCATTTAATTCTTTTATTTGCATTTTTTATTCCTCCATAATCTTAATTTAACAAACATTTCATATTCGAATTTAGCTTTAGGATCTAATACTTTACCACATAGTTTACAAGTACCATATTTCTTAATGTTTTCAACATGATTTTGGTAACCACATTCACATTTAATATTTCCTAAATCTTTTATTTCTTTTTTCTTCATATATTATACCTTCCTTCCAGATAATTACCTTATCTATGTATAATATATCATAATATAATATATTTTGTCAATACCTAAATTTAATTTTTCTTATTTTCTTTTATCTTGCTTTTTAGTTTAGCAATTTCTTCTTTTAATGCAACTTTTTCTTTTATGAAAGAATCAACTTCTTGTTCAAACTTTTGTTTTAACATTTCATTAATTTTTATTTGTTCATCTCTTTCTCTTGTTCTTTCTTCTCTAACTTTTATTTCTGCTTGATAATAATTTTCTAATCTATTATATTTTGGTTTTGTTATTAAATGTTCATAAATTGCTTTTATTAATTTATTCATATTATTCTCCTTTATTTTTATTTTTTCCTATGAACTTTCTTAAATCTATAAATTTTCTTAAATGGTTAAAATCATTTCTCTTACTACAATAAGGACATTCAATTGAATATTTACTATCCAAATAACGATATTTTTCAACATCCTTATATTGATATGTAAATTTGCTATTACATTCTTCACATTTTTTTATATAAGTTATTGTATTTTCTTTGTATTTTTTTATCATATTTTACCTCCTAATATATTCCTAATAAACTAAATATTATTCCTAAAAATATCATCATTGTTCCTATTGCTACCATCGTATACCAGAACTTACTCATCTCTACCACCAACATTACAAAATAATATTATTAAAATAAAAACTAATATCAGTACCAAACCTATTGCATAATTCATCATTTATCTTCTCCTTTCAATTGATCCATATATCTCACAATATATATCTTTATCGATAACAACTTTATCAAAATTATCCATCATTATACATTCAGTTGTATAATCTTCATTATTTAAATAAAATATCATTCTATTTTTTATCATTAATGCTAAATCTTCATTATTTAGCATACAACGCACTCTTAATACAATTTTATTATTTCTATAACATATTATTTCTTTATTCATTATTTTCTCCTTTATCTAATATTTCTAATAAATGTTTTAAATAATTAATTGCAATTCTACAATACTTATCATTAGTTGTTCCATTTGCTTCATTAGTACAGAAAGTTATTTGTTTATCTAAATCTTCTCTAACTTCTTTTATTATGTTTTCTTTTTGTTGTAATTTATTTCTTAATCTTTCATTTTCTCTTTCTAAACAAGCATTATCAAATTCAGGTTGTTCTAAATCTTGAATTGATATTAAAAAGTTTATATCTTCTTCACTCACTCTTTATCACTTCCTAACTTTCGTTCAACAGTGACTAATGTATCATTGTGCATACTTCCGTGTGCTATATCTAATATTTCTATTATTTCAAATTCATATTTTTTGCCTATACCATTTGTGTTCCAACAACAAGTAATACAAATACCATTTGATTTTAATATTCTCGATATTTCTTTTTTAAATTTTGTAAAATAGCCACTATTTGTATCATTCATTGTAACTGTTTTATTTAATTTTTTATAACATTCTGCTACTTGCCTACCTGAATAAGGGGGGTCAAATAGTATTACATCTACACTATTATCATCAAATAACTTCATAAAATCTTGTGCTTCTAAATGATAATCTGTATCAAATTGTTCATCTAAATCATTACTTATATATTTTTTGCATTTTATTTCTTTTTTTATTGAATTTTCATTAGCAAATGGGTCTAATACTAAATCATCTTTTTTTACATATTTTTGTATAATTTCTTTTATTGGTTTTATTTTGAAAGTTTTACTATTAGGCATTGCCCATTCTCTATTTATTATCATTATTTTCACTTCCTTTTAGTTCTTTAATCATATATTCCATTTTATATACTATAAGATTACAAGTAATATTTTCATTATAAAAATCATCTATAAAATCATTATGTATATATTTTTCTAATTCATTTATTATATTATTTAGTTTTTCTATTTCTTTTTCTCTATTTAAT